TCGCTAGAGGATTCTTCTTCCTCTTCTTCCTCTTCTTCCTCTTCTTCCTCTTCTTCCTCTTCTTCGTAGCCTTCTTCTAGCTCATCCATTTCTTCGTAGCCTTCTTCTAGCTCATCCATTTCTTCGTAGCCTTCTTCTAGCTCATCCATTTCATCATAAGTTTCATCAAGCTCGTCCATTGAGTCCATTTCTTCTTCAAGATATGAGTCTTCTTTTGTTTCGTGTTGTTCTTTTAAGAATGGATTTGCTAAAGATCCAATACCAGCAAGTCCCATCATTCTCGTGGTTGTAGCTTCAGTTAATAATAAATTTTTACGTTTTTCCATTACAATTTTCTCCTTAAGAAATCATAATAAATAGTAGTGAAAAAATCAAAATACCATTTCTTCTTTATCATAAGAGTTTCTAATTTTTTGTAATGCTTTTTCTTCTATTTGTTTTATTCTAACATAAGAAACGCCCATTCTTTTTGATACTTCTTCTAGGGTTAGAGGCCCGTGTTTTCTTGTGCAGATAAGAACGCAGTTCAGATCTTCTTCATATTCAATGTGATTTCTACAATCAAATTTATCACATGCAATATTGTATTTCTCGCATATTTCATCACAACTCATTTTACCTCATCCTGCCAAAGTATCATCTAGAATATCATAGATTCCATCTATGTCATCTTCATTTAAACTATATAACGTTTCTGATTTTTTGGCAAGAGTTTCTTGTTTAATTATATAATCTTTTTTTGCTCTGCCAGCGATTTTGTTTTTTTGCTTATAAGATTCAGCTATGCTTCTTGCATTTTCATCTCCGGCTAAATAAGCTTCTATAAAGAATCTAACAAATTTCGCTGGATAATTTATGTTCTCATATTTTAAATTTGCTAGAAGCTCTCCATATTCATATTCGGAGAGATTTACAATGACTCTTTTTTGATAGCTTTTATCTGTCATTGCAGTTTCTCCGCTATTTTTTTAATAGCTTTATTTAAGCTTTTTTTATCAAATCCGTTCTTTGGATATTTTAATTCTTTAAAAGTCTTATCATTGATAAAATAAATTGTTGGAACCCCATCTTTAATAAATAACTCTGCCAACTCTTCTTCTTCGTTTATATCGATATCGTAAAATTCTATTCCTGGAAATAGAGTTGAAACAAAATTATAATCCGGCTCTAGTTCGTTGCATACATGACAAAAATCACTTTTAAATTTTACAACGATTGGTGTACCATCATCAACTTTACTTTTAAATTCAAAAAAATCAAGTTTCTTCATCAGGTATACGCTCCGAGGAAAAGAAGGTAGATGGCCAGGCCGGGGAAGCCGAGGAACAGCAGCAGGGACAGACCGACTGCGACGAACCACTCCAACCAGTCGGCCGCCGTATGCACTGACCTGCGCAGGGAACACTGTAGTGAGTCGTCCAGACCGATGAGGACGACGACGTTGATGACAAGCAGGGCATAGCCTGCGGCGATTTGCCAGTTCACGTGAACTCCTTATGTGTGTATGGCACCCACGCCTTCTGTTCTGCGTCGTACCCAAGTACCTGCACAACCTCCCCCTTCATCCAAGCGGTAAAGACTGTGTCAGGTTTACCTGTAGGGAAAAGGTCTGGCCCGTATCTTGTGAAGTAGCCGCCGTCCGCCTGAACGCCAAGTCCGGACAGAACGGGCTGTATCTTCTTCGGGATCTTGTTGACAACGTCTTTGCCGGTGTAGCTCACAGGGCCTCCTTCACTTTCTCTAGACACTCAGGACAAAATAGCCTTACCAGCTTTTCTTCTGTTCTTACAACTACTATCCAACTTTTAGCCATTTCTTTAGATTTTTTATCAAAATCTTTATTGCAAGCGGAACAATTATCAGGAAGTCTATCAAACATGTTAATTTGACTTTTAAGTTTATTCTCGGCTTCCTTTTTCTTTTGTGGAAGATTCGCTCGATTAATTTTTCTTTCTAGATTATTTGACATTATTTATTTCCAGTGGATCCAAATCCATTAGCTGCTCTATTCGAGCTCGTATCTGTTTGAGAATATAGATCTTCTTCTTCTGAAAGTTCGTTAAACGATGGTAGGCCAACTTGATAAAAGATTAATTGTGCAATCTTGTCGCCTGGGTTTACCACTCTTAGTTCTGAGCTGACATTATGTAAGTTTATTTTTACTTCACCAGAGTATCCGCTATCGATAACACAAGCTCCGACAAGTAGCTGATTCTTGTATGCCATACCAGATCTATTCTTTACTTCGCACACATATCCGTGTGGAGTTGCAATTTGTAATCCTGTCCCAAGTAGAACAGTTTTTTGCGGCCATATCTCAACTCTTTCTTCACCGCAATAATACACATCTGCTCCAGCATCACTATCATTTGCTCTGGTTGGTGATTTTGCTTCTCTATTTAGCTTCTTAAAAAAAACCTTATCTAACATATTTCCTCCGTTTGAAAGTTCGAGAAGAGTCTATCATGTTAGATAAGGCTTGTCAAATTATAAAATTATGGTTCCTCAGGTTGAACTAATACTGCCCAGCCTTTTAGGTCTGTTGAAGATGCTTGTGTGGCAGAAGAAGAAAATACAACTCTTAATCCGCTTGCTGTCAAATAAGTTCCGCTAGCTGACAATGGAACATTTGTGCTAGAAGTTAGAACCAAGTTAGAATTATTAAAAACTAAACTTGTAGTTGTTGCAGAGCCGGAATAGAAGTTTAGTTTATCTGAACCAGCCGAAGAGCTGTTTACTGCCCCATAAACATAAATTCCAACATTAGAAACAGGCCCTGGGAGGGAATTCATATTAAAGTATAGCGATGCAGTTTGTGCTGATCCACTTGTTAAATATCTTGGAGAATATGCAGATTGTGGTCCATCAACTCCATAAATTATAAATGCTCCCTGATTTGGAGTAAATGTTTGCTGCGGTTGACCAACTTTTGGCATAATGTAGACAGGAACATTTGGGAAAGCACTAATAGCCTCGGCTAATGTACCACCTGTTGAGGCAGAAAATAAGATGCTAGTTAGACCGTCTGCACTCAAAGCTGCAAGGCCAATTGAACTTAATGTGCTGCCACTTCTTACGCTCGGAGAAAAGCCTCCAGAAGCAAAAGCTGCAACATTTACTAGATTATCTTGATTTGCCTTAATGCCTCTTTCGCTCTCTGGAACGCTTGTTAGACCTACCGGGTTTAATAGGTATTGCCTTACCAGAGCTGCCTTACGTTTTTTGTGTCCACTTGCCATTTATTAATTCTCCTATAAAGATTCATTAATAAATAGTATGAAAAAATTATAAATACTATCCGATCATCTTCCAGTTTTTAGAAACTCCAATACAAGAAAATCCTCCAAAATTTTCATCATAATTTAATTTTGCAACATATGGTCTATTAATATAGATTAAATCTTTTTCTTTATCAATTGACCAAACTTTTATTTCGTTCTCTTTATTGGCATCGTCTATTACTTGAACTACAAAGTAATCCTTATCGTTTTTAGATCTCTTTAACTCAAAAGAAACAGGGATAAACCAGCATACCTGTAAATCAAAATTGTATTTAGATATGGATGGAATATTATTATCTTCTAATCTTTTATAGAGTTGATTACTCATGACCATAGATATAGGAAAATAACCCAATAATTCATTACAATTATTAATTAATTCTTCTTTGTTAAATTCTCCATTCTCTTTATGTTGAAGAATATACTCATCAAATTTCTTTTTTGTTTTTGGCCTATCAGCACAAAAAGACATCCAAAAGTGTTTTCTTCCGGTAAAACGATTATCAACTAAGTCATCTAGAGCCCCAGAGCGAGCTAATACATCAAATCCTTTTTTATTAAGTTTTGTATATTGAATTTTATCATTAAACAAAATATCATCAATAGTTTTAAACGGCCTATTGTTAATAATCTGCTCAATAGCTTTCTCGCCCAACCCTTTGATAGAACTCAAAGGCTGATAGAATGTTTGTCCATCTTTTGAAATTTGCCAACGATCCTCTGAATTATTGACATTTGGTGGCTCAACTTTATATCCCAATGACTTCACGGAAGAAATAGCTTTTGCTTTTCCTTCATCGTTTTCATCGTCTAGGTATGAAGCAATCCATTCAGATGGATAATAAGTAAGCAACCATGCACACTGATAAGAAAGAATGCTATAGCAGACAGCATGAGACTTATTAAAACCATAACCCGAGAAGAACTCAAATGTTCTCCAAAGGTTTTCAGCATCTTCGTGTTTAATGCCTTTTTCGACACATCCATCAATAAACTTTGAATGAATTTCATCTTTTACCTCGTGCCCTTTTCCTGTTCCTTTTTTTGTTAAGACTTTTCTTAACAAATTACCTTCATCAAGAGAAAGGTCTTTACCTAGCTTGTGGGCAATTATAGCAATCTGTTCTTGAAAGATTAAGAAACCAAAAGTTTCTTTTGTAATTTCTTCAACAATTGGATGTAAATATTTTATCTGTGAAGGATTTTCTTTTGCCTCGACATAATTTTCATCCACATTCGCAGACAAAGGACCGGGACGATAAATCGAAGTAACAGCTGCAAGATCAATTATGCTTCTCGGTTTAGCTTTTTTACAGAATTCTTGAGCTCCCTTTTCTGCAAACTGGAATACAGCAAGCCACTTACCTTGGTGGAAAACTTCCTCATACACTTTTTGATCGTCAAAATTAATTTTTGATGGGTGGAGATTTTGATCATAAAAATCTTTGATATCTCTGAAAGTGACTGATGTTCTACCTTGCTTAACGAGGATGCGAGAAATCGCATTCTCAATAATACGAAGAGTAGCCAAGCCAAGAATATCAAACTTAATAAATCCGAGAGGCTCAAGGTGTCTAACATTCTGCCCTTCGCTCCAAGGTGTCTGGGTTATTCCGCCACTATTAATTAGTGGCATATACTTGGAAATGTTCTCCGAAACAATAATTCCTCCAGCATGGCGACTGGCCGATCTTATTTGTCCCTGCAAAGCTTTAATGCTTTTACCTACTTCTGGGTATTTATTTAGAAACTTTTGCAGGCTTTCAGAAAACTCTAAATGTTCTTCAAAAGTAGGATTATACATACCAGCAGTAATGCCGTGTTTTTCTTTTGCAGGCCCCATAGCTTCTTTTGTCATCACAGAAGTAGTCTGATTTACTTCTTGAAATGGAATTCCGTGTAGTTTTGATAAATCTTTTACCAGAGATCGAAGTTGAAGTGTATTCCAGTTGGAAATCGGAACAACAGAATCTTTGCCCCACTCTTCAATGAGCATGTTCTTTAACACCATGGGATCGCTTGTATCAAAGTCGATATCTGGATAATCCTTGGTATTTTTCTGCAAAAAACGACTGAATAGTAGTCCATACTTAATCGGATCTATTTGGGTAATATTAAGAAGATATGATACCAAAGAACCGGCAGCAGAACCTCTTCCTGCACCTACAAGCTGATTTTCAATTGCTTTTTCAGCGATTGCTTTCATCGTTAAGAAATACTTTGAAAATCCACGTTCTTTGATTACGGTTAGCTCTTCTTTTAACCTCGCGATATATTCTTGATTTTTGTAAAGTCCTTTTATCTTCATCGAGTTAGAGCACAACTCAATAAGGGCTTGAATGTCAGTCTTCCCCTCTGGAACTACAAAATCTGGAAGTCTAACCGTTGTATCTGGTAAGAAAGATTCAATTTGATTATGAGCAATTTCGTATGAATTCTGTATAGACTCAAGAATTAATTCGTCATCATATTCATTAAATGTTTGAGTGGAATACTTTTTATAGGAATCCCACATTTGTTGTCCATTCTTTGGATACAATTCACATCTTAAATCTTCTCTTTTCTTTGGAAGATTATCCAAAGATACATTTTTTGAGCCAAGCCAGCCAAGCATTTTATAGATTTCTCTTTCTTTCCAAAGCTCTGGCCGAGGATAGTGAGAATCGCAAGTAGATACTAGCTTTGTATTAGTATTTTTTGCAGCTTCAATGATACATTTGTTTACTTGATGTTGCTCTGGATATGCATTCCATTGTAGTTCTGCAAAAAATCTATCATTAAAGATTTGTTTAAAAGATTTAACTGTATCTTCCATATGTCGGATAACTGTTTGTTCTCCGTCGTCTTTGTGAGCCCAGAACTGCTTTGATAAAACTCCGCCCATACAAGCAGAAAGAACGATTACTCCTTCATTATGCTCTTTTAGCATTTCCAAATCAACTCGTGGAAATCGATAAAAGTTTCCCGGTTGATAGGATTTAGAAATTAGTTGATAAATATTTGAAAGACCTGTTGGATTCTGAGCCAGCAAGACTAAGTGAGCACGAAAATTAATAAAGCTTTTATCTAGCTGCTTAGACTCTTCTTCGTCTTCGACTACTACGCCGCTTTCTTCATCATCATCTGATTTCTTTGTTTTCTTTTCTCCTTTGTATTTATCGTAAGCTTCTTTCCAATCTGGAATTGAAGGAATAAAGTAAGCTTCAACGCCAAAGATTGGCTTGAAGCTCTTTCCTTCACTTAATAATTTTTTTGCGTGAAGAACTTGATACGAAAGTCCATTCATATTTCCGTGATCTGTAAGCGCCAATGCATCACAGCCGTTTTCAATAGCAAAATCTATGTGCTGACTTGGGAAGCCTAGCCCGTCAAAAGTACTAAAAGTACTATGTCCATGTAAATTTACAAATTTAATTGTCATTATTTATATCTTGCTCCATAAATGTTAGCATATCGTCATATTCTATAATCTGTTCTTTACAATTTTTTTCTATCTCATAAATTAAAGCATTAACAAATTGAGCTTGTTCTTGATTTAGTTGGCAATAATTTAATGGCATATGATTGTAGAATGTATCATTTACATTAATTGAATTATAAATCTTGTTTGGATCACACTTTTTAAACATAAATCTTGGTATTTCTATAAACATTATTCTTCCTCTTCTGTGTCTATGCAATCTATTAATCTTGATTCCAAATTACCCATTTTTGAGTGTTTAAAATATTTTACTTTTTTAGGCATTTTATAGAAATGAGAAGAATTAATATATTCAACATATC